TGCTCCACAATAAGGACAATACTTAAATGGCTTGTATTTTTCAGAGCCGACACAAGGTGTCTCGCGCGGATAGAAAAAATCTTCGTAAAACTGTTCATCACAATTAGAACAGTGATATACAAAGTCTTCTTCGTCATCGCACGGCCAGTGATTCCAGTGTGCAATAGCACGAACTGTATTAGTTTCTGCTCTCGGAAGTCTTAGTAGGTCTTCGCGTTCTTCTGCTAGGAAATCGGAATAGTCATCTCGTTCGTCATAAAAGCGCATGTGTTTCAAGCCACTGTCAATTTCGTCTAGCAAAGGAGTGATATCCGCCCATTGAGCGTTTTCAGGAATGTATTTTGCCATCTCAAATAAACCTCGTCCACATACTTGCACATACGATGATAAAAATATTTATCGCAATACAGCCATATATTCCATTTTTCTTGTCGCTTCGGAAGATATATGTAAAGGTATCATATAAAATCTGCTCAGAGCGAATTACCGCTGCAGTTAAAAGTAAAATAATATAAGATTTGGTCATAAGCCAAGCAATCTCAGTCAGCATTTATGTCACTTCCTTTCATGATAACTCTCACTCCAATCTATTGCTTGTCCACAATCCGGACAAAAATTTTCATATATTGCAACCCTTCCGCAAATAGGACAAGCAATATCACATCTGGGTTTCATAGGTAGCTGCTTTTTTAATGCTTCCATTCCCATACGACAAGCATCGTTGACCGGGTCAATAGATTCATAGTGTTCACGATGCTCTGGATTGAGAATTTCAATTGCACGATCAAACGTCATAATAATCACCCTTTGTTGGCAGTCTGAAACAACCCTCTTATTACAAGCCATACCAGCCAAATGCCAGTTGCTATCTTGATAGAAAAATCAAATCCGAACAGTTTGGAGATCACCCAAACAAAAACCGCAGACATCGCCCACGACAAAAAATAAGTCGCAACTATGACAATAATTGTTCCGAGCACAGTTCCAAACGATACAAGGAATTTCATCCATGACTTCATATAACCACCTCACTCTCCAAATATTTCGTTAAGCTGTTTATCGTATTCTCGTTCAATATGCTCACGGTATGCGTCAATCAGCCGTTCGACGATAATTTTATTGATTTCATCCGGCTTTAATCTCTTATGGTCTTCAACGTCGCAAACAATGTTGTCGAGGAATTGTTCTTGCTCTGCGTTAACCCAAAGATTATACCGGGTCAGCCGATCACTATGGTCGTCAATGTGGAAGCGAATGCTGATATTTGCCGAATGAATCCATTGATCAATACGGAAGGATTCGCTCCAATCAGAATCAAGTGCTTTCTGAAATGCAGCTTTAACTTCTTCTACATAGCAGCCAGCTATATTGTCAAAGAATCCCTGAACGACTGCTTTATATCTACTAATAATGAAAGTGACGTCTCCGGGTTTATCTCGTTGATCATAGACAAGCTCGTCTGTATGATATTCGTACTTCTCCCAGCTCCACTTTGTACCAATTGGAGCAACATCCCATCTGAATTTCCCATCTGTTTTGATTTCGATATCTAAATATAAGTGTTTCATAGTGCTATAAATCCTACCCACCCACCCTTCGTTTTACACGAAATTATTTAATTATCGCTTAGATGAACAACACGATCACGGATTTCTTGAGTACGGCCCTGATTCCAGAAATTGCTTCCAATGTAACCGCAAGTACGCCGTGCGACATTCATCTTACTTTGGTCACGGTTACCACAATTTGGACACTCCCAAACCAGTTTGCCGTTGTCCTCCACGATCCTGATCTCGCCGTCGTAACCGCACACCTGACAATAATCAGACTTGGTGTTCAGCTCGGCGTACATGATGTTGTCGTAGATGAACTGCATTACACTGAGAACTGCCGGAATGTTGTGCTGCATATTGGGCACTTCCACATAGCTGATGGCACCGCCCGGTGACAGTTTCTGGAACTCGCTCTCAAACTTGAGCTTAGTAAAAGCATTAATATGCTCACGAACATTTACGTGATAACTGTTGGTGATATAGTCGTGGTCTGTGACATCAGGAATAATGCCGAATCGCTTTTGCAGACACTTGGCGAACTTATATGTAGTGGATTCCAACGGAGTGCCGTATAGAGAATAATCAATGTTTTCTGCTTCTTTCCATTCTGTACACTTATCATTCATATACTGCATGATAGACAGTGCGAACGGTTTTGCTTCAGGATCGGTGTGGCTCTTGCCGGTCATATACTTCACGCACTCGTACAAACCTGCATAGCCAAGGCTGATGGTTGAGTAACCGCCAAACAGCAGCTTGTCGATCTTTTCACCCTTCTTCAAACGAGCCAGTGCGCCGTGCTGCCAATGAATAGGGCTCATATCAGAAATGGTACCGAGCAGCCGCTTGTGACGGGCCTGCAAGGCGCGATGGCACAGATCCAGACGCTCGTCAAAGATCTTCCAGAATGTGTTCATATCCCTACCAGAGCTACATGCCACGTCCACCAAATTGATGGTGACAACACCCTGATTAAACCGGCCGTAGTATTTCTGACCCTTGACCCAGTTCCCTGCATTTGCTACATTTTCAGTAGTTCGATCAGGAGTAAGGAACGAACGGCACCCCATACTTGTCCACACGCCGCCTTTGAGCTCCTTCATAACCTTTGCAGAAATATAATCAGGAACCATACGTTTTGCGGTACACTGTGCTGCCAACTCAGTCAGGTGATAATATTTAGAATCTGGATGGATATTATCCTCATCAAGAACATAAATCAGCTTGGGGAAGGCGGGAGTAACATACACACCAACCTCATTTTTGACACCTTTGATACGCTGTTTTAACATCTCTTCGACAATGACAGCCAAGTCATCGCGAGTCTGACCTGCAGGAACCTCGTCCAGATACATAAATACAGTGATAAAAGGAGCCTGACCGTTAGTAGTCATAAGAGTGATAACCTGATACTGAATTGTCTGAACACCACGAGAAATCTCAGCCCTTAGACGACGATTTACAATATGGTTGATAGCTTCTTGTGAGGGCATTTTTTCGATATCATCATTCTGAAGCATCTCATAGAATTCGTTATGAACTTCTGCTGTAATCTTCTTACGGGAGACATCAACAAAAGGAGCCAGATGAGACAGCGTAATGCTCTGGCCGCCGTACTGATTGGAGGCCACCTGTGCAATGATCTGGGTGGCAATGTTGCAGGCAGTGGAAAAGCTGTGGGGTTTATCAATGCCAGTACCAGAAATAACGGTGCCGTTCTGCAGCATATCCTCCAGGTTCACCAGGTCGCAGTTGCCTGTTACAATGCCACCATCCAGCGTAAAAGAATGAGTTTCAGGTTCTTCAACACACCAAGCATCATATTCAATTTCAGGTCGATACGGCGTAATCTTTTTCACAGACCACAAATTGTTCGCAATTTGATACTTTCTGAAGCGGAACTCAATCAGTCGTGCCTCTTTCTTAAAATTCGTATCACGAACGACTTCTGATTCGCTTGATACATAAAATCCTGCAACAGAAGAGATATCACGAATCATCTCCGCCACACGATCATCAGAAGTTGCAACTTTGTTGGCTTTTACTGCACCATCGGCAGCATAAAATCCTTCAAATAGATGTTGCTTTCCTTTTATATCTAAGAACCGCCACGCTTTTGCGTTCAGGAAATCTTGTTTAAACGCGCCCCTGTGTAAAACGTAAGCATCACCATGATAAGATTCTGGATATGTAACGGTATCTCCGGCTTTTACAAAATTATCTGCGTATCTAATTTTATTGCCACATAGACGAATCGTAGTATAGTCATTTTTCTTATCAAGGCCATCTCCGATTGCGAATCCTGTGGCCCATGCCTGATAATCTTCTTTGGATTCCATTTCGTACTTAGAAAGCTCAGGAAGCATGGCTAATGTCATTCCCTCTTTTAATTCAGTGGTTACAGAACCATCATTCAGCAACCATCTGTGGTTTGCCGTGCAGAAGACATGTTTAACAGACCGACCCGCCTGAAGCATAACGTCTTGCATTTTTTGTTTTCCATACCTTTTTACGGTAGCGGTGTGCCATTTGCCATCAGAACCGACAACTTTCACTGTTTCACCGTCATTAAAATCTCGAAATTCTTTTACGCCACTGTCGGTCACAAAACGAGTATTGCTCTTAAAGCAGTTGTGCATGTGCTGAGCAAAATAATCTGCATCATGGAAGTGGATCAGACCATCTTCATGTGCTTTAACAATTTCTGGGTCCAACAACAGACGAGCGGTCAGATCCTTTGATACCTCACCAGCCATATAGTCGCGCTGGACGCTGTTGACCGTGGGGTTCTTATTACTGTTCTCCTGATTGATCGCATCATTCTTAGCGTCGATGATTTCAAGGATACTGGCATTCGTCTTTTCCTTGTCTCGAATTTCCTGACGGAGCTTTCGCCAGTGGCTATAAGATTCAGCTACATCAGCAAAAGGACTTGCTTTCAACTGCTCAATGACGATATCCTGAATTTGCTCGACAGAAAGAGTGTTTGGCATCTCAGCGATATGATCCGCAATCGCATTCGATACACGAGAGTCAATACCGCCGGGAGTGGTGGTCATTGCTTTTTCGATAGCATTTACAATTTTATCTTTATCAAATAAAGATTTTGTTCCATTTCGCTTAATAACATACTCCATGAGGCATTACCTCCTTATCAATAATACCGCTGCTCACCCATCATATTTGCGGCGTAATTCTCATACCAACGAGCCTTCTCTTCATCCTGCTCTGCGGTCACACCAGGCTTAGAGCCATTACGGAAACGATACTTGTAAGCATTGCAGATGGTTGAGGATCGTAATATGTCTCTGGGCGACACCAACAAGTTCCATATTGAGAAGGAGTGCCTGTTTGCTGTTGCTGATATTGCTGAAGGTACTCAGGGCATCCGTCGTCAGCGCATCGAGAGTGGTCAGGACATCACTGTCAACACCCAGCTGCATGTCGTGAAGATCTATGAGGAGCTGAACCGTGTTCTGGCCGGCCGCATCGACTTCAACAAGTTCGTTGACCTGGTCGGCAAGTCCTTCACCAAGCAGGAGCTGGATGCTGCATACGCTGCTTTTACTGGCATGTTCTCCAAGCTGCAGGCTCCCTACACTGTGACTGGTACATATGACGAGGAGAAGCTGCTGGATCTGATTGAGCACGTCGAGACTTCTACTGGCGAGTCTGCTGTTATTATCGGCACTAAGAAGGCCCTGCGCAAGATCAAGACTGCTACTATGTCCGATTCTGCCAAGGAAGATGTTTACGCCATGGGCTATATCGGCCATTTGGCGGGCACTCCGCTGGTGGCTGTGAAGCAGCGTCACAAGGATGGCACCGATGATTTCCTGCTGGACGATAATGTCATCTATGTGTTTGCTGGCGATACCAAGCCCATTAAGCGCGTTACCGAGGGCGACGTCACTATGCTGATGGGCAACCCCATGGATAACGCTGATATGACTCAGGAATTCCTGATGATGAAGCGCACCGGCATTGCTGTTATCTTTGATCGTGACTTTGGCGTGTACAAGCTGTCCTGATCATCAAATTAAAATGTTACATAGGCGGTAGGGGTTTCCCTGCCGTTTCTTATTATATAGGAGGAAATAATGGCAAGACGTGCAACTACAAAAGCTGCGGCTACCAAGGCAACTACTGCAAAGACCACTGTTGAGCAGCCCGTTGTTTCTACCGCAGAGATTACGAATGAAACTATGGTCGAGTGCCGAAGCGGTGTCTCTGGCAACCTGATCTATAAGTCCTCACTGAATCCCGGCTATGTAGTCGAGTGGAGCGGTCTGGGCGAGATTCAGGAGATGGAGTATCGCGAGCTCGTTTCTATGCGTGGCAATCAGCGCCGTTTCTTTGAGGAAAATTGGATTCTGATTGATGACCCCGCAGTTATCAAGAAGCTGGGTGTTGGTCGTTACTATCAGAACAGTCTGTCTACTGATGACTTCGAGGATGTATTTAATATGTCCGCCGACGAAATCAAGGAGATCGTGCCCACTTTGCCGGGCGGCACTAAGGACGCTATCGCATCTGAGGCTAAGAAGAAGATTGATTCTGGTGAGCTGGACAGTCGCAGTGCTATCAAGGCGCTGGAAGACTCTCTGGATGTTGAGTTGGAAGATACCATCTAAATAAAGGAGGCGGGCTATGGCAACCACTTTTGAAAGTATCTATGCCCGCTGTCGTGGGCGAATCAAAGATTATGACAAAGAAGGCTACACAGACGAAATGTTTGCGGCTGTCGAAAAGGACCTGCTTCAGGCAGCAATTGACGACTTTGTGGATATCTGCGCTAAAGATCTGACTGATTATGACGAAGAGCTTGAGGAATTTAACATCACTTTGTCTCGTAAAGAACAAAGTATACTCGCACTGAGCATGATCGTTCACTGGTTAGAGCCTTACGTCTTTAATTCTGACGCACTAAAAAATGCCATGAGTACAAAAGATTTCTCTATGTTCTCCCCCGCTAAGCTATTGGAGCAGATGAAAGACTTGTTACAGTATTCAGAACGAAAATTGAAAGCCGAAATGAATGGCTACTCGTTCAGAGTAAACAAGGTTTCTGAGCTGACTGAGTAAGGCGGTGGCTTATGACTCGATCAGAATATAGAAAAATGCTTAAACTTAATGGACCGACTCAGCGTGACAGAATAATTAACAAGTCAATTCACGACCAAAATAAGTTGGCTCCTGTACAACCATCTTTTAAAGATGTTACGATTGATGACGTGCCACGCAAATTAAATATCATTTCTTCAACTGTTATGGATCAAAAAATCATTCATACTCTGCCGGGCGAAGACTTTTCTATTGGAAGCATCGTCTATTGGAGCAAGAGCCACTGGTTGATTACAGAAAGAGATCCAGAAGACGAAATTACAGTACGTGGACGTATTCAGATTTGTCGAAAGGAAATCAAATGGCAAGACGATAATTCTCACAAGATTCATTCTTTGTGGGCTACAGTTGAAAAGCCGTATTATTCCAATCTGGAAGAGAATAAGCAGATGAGTTATTCTACTCGCGAATTCCGTATCCAGATGCCTTTCGATGAATACTCTGCCAATCTTAATATTGGTAAGCGGCTAATGCTAGAAATTATTAACGATGTGCCTAAAACATATCGTATTACTTCGGTCGATCAAATGACAAGCCGCATTGACTACAATAACGAACAGGTCGGATTTCTCTCTTTTAATGTCGAACAGGATCTATATAATCCAGAGACTGACAATGCTGAGAAGATGATATGTGACTATGTTCCTATTGAAGATACAGAAGAAATTCCGCCAGAGGTCGTCTATCCACCGCAGGAGGCTGAGCCAGAATATGTTCTCAGTATTGATTTTACTGGAGCTCCGACAGTTCAAGCCGGCGGTTTCGGTAAGTTGTTTACAGCAAAAATCGATAGTGAAACGTGTGAAACGGCAAATTGGACTTTACAGGGCGATCATGTCCCTGACGAGATCCATTTTAAGAACGCGGAGGATTCCGTATCTAGCGCAAAATGTAAAGTAGTTTGCGCTGATAATCCCAAGCTGATTGGAACCATTGTATCTTTGACAGTTCAGTCAGGCAAATTAACCGCCGATATTGATTTGGAGGTGATCTGATATGAATTTGGAAGAGATTGGTTCTTTCAAAAATAAAGTCGTATCAAAGCTGATAAACGATGATAATATTCTCGATGTTCTTCTGGGCGACGTTGACAATATTGAAGATCCTGAAACTGCCCTGCTTGGTAAGGACGGATCAGGAAAGGGCGGCTGTGTGTTTAAATATGAGTTTGTTCCAGACACCCAAGAGAATTCCAAGACGTTTTTATGTGTTGAGGTAGTGCCGGAAGAAACTAATGGCGACACGATTACAGATATGACGATTTATGTGTTCGCATATTGCAGCAAAAATCTCATGCAGACCTATCGCCGCAAAGGGCAAGCTGGTACTCGGATTGATGTTCTCGTAAGTGACGTTGATAAGATTTTAAACGGCAACGCTGAATTTGGAATTGGTCCACTTGAATGGGTGGGCAGCAGTATTTATAAACCAGCACAGCCCTATTATGGTCGTATGCTCGTTTATCGCGTTGGAACTTTTCGGAGGGCAAGGCGATGATTCGATTAAATTATATAGACCATATCAGCCCTTATGGGGTCATGCTGCGCGAGGTAGGTCGAATTCACTCCCCTATTCTTGGAGATATTTTGAAACTCGGCTACAACCAGTATCAGCGAGTATTGACTTTATTTTTGTATACACCAGAAAAATATTTCACGGACGTCTCGACAGATGCCAAGATAGAAAATCCGTGGAATCAGTTCACAAATGAACAAAAAAATGAAATGACAATGTTTGATATCCTAACAGCCAACGAAGAAGCCAGATCCGAATTGATTTCGGGTTTGGCTCTTTTTATTTTCGGTAATTTGGAGTGGGACGAAAAATATCACGCAATTTTGATTGATAAACAAGTTGAGTCGAAGGGCAATATGTCGATTGGCGGTTTTGTTGATAAATCAAATTACAAGACAGTTGTTCAAGTAATTTTGCAGATACTTGATATTGCGGATGATGACATGCCCGAAGAAAATCCTAAGTTTAGAACCGAAAAAGATCGGCTGTTTTGGGAGAGGTTTCAGAAAAAGAAGAAAGAGTTCACAAAAACAAAAAAAGGCGATCCAAATTTGGAGCTGCCTAATATGATCTCGTTGTTGTGTACATTTCATCAAAGTTTAAACTACTCGAATATTTGTGAACTCACCATTGGGCAAATACGTGATACGTTTTCCCAACTGATGAAGGCAAAACAATTAAATATCGCAGAAATGAACTATTCCGTTTGGGGCGGTAAATACGATCCGTCACAATGGATAGAACGAATTGATAAAACACAGGAGGAAAATAACTATGGCTAATAAGAATGCAAATTTCGCCAACCGTGAAGTTGCCGATCTGATGCTGATGGACTATTCCACTAAAAAGATGTTCCTGAATGTGGATTGGGCTAACGTCACTTCTACCTCTTTTGAGGGTGATCGTGTGTTCGCTACTGGCGGCCAGGGCGCACCTAACCGCGTGCAGTTCGACGGCTCCCGTACTGGCACTCTGACCATTGAGGCTCAGGTTTATCCCGTCAAGGTCTTCCAGATGCTGTCTGGTAATGATCTGGGCACTGAGGCTAATTTCCTGAAGCGCGAGAAGATCACTGCTACTGATACTGCCAAGCTGACTCTGACTGATTCTGCAGCAGGTACTTACGTTCAGGTCTTTAAGGCTGACGACGATCTGGGTACCGAGCTGACTGCTACCGTTGCTGATAAGGAAGTCACTGTTACTGTCGAGAGTGGTGTTGAGTACGTTGTGTACTACTACAAGAAGGCCGCTAAGCCTCAAGTTATCCACCTTGATTCCAAGCACTTCCCCAAGGCATATCGCGTCGAAGGCTCTGTTCCCTACAAGACCGAGAACGATGAGATTGTCGAGGCACATCCGATCTGGTACAAGGCTGCTCCTCAGGCTGCTTTCGAGCTGTCTTGGCAGAACACTGGTGACCCCGTCTCTCTGACCATGACCTTCGACGTTATGGCCGATGCTGATGGCAACATTTATGACATGATCTATGAAAATGGCCAGGAGTAATTCCTAAGCAAATACATCAGAGGTAGAGTCCTTCGGGGCTCTACCCCTTTTATGAGCGCACGACTGCTGGAGCAGTCATGCGTTGATATGAGGAAACTCACGGAACCTAAAACAAAAAGGAAGTGTTTATTATAAAAATCTTAGCTTTTGACCAAGCGCTGATAAAGACAGGCGTTTGTACATTAGACAACGGCACTGTATATCACTCGCTGATTGATTTAAGTAAAACCAAAAACCCAGTTGAGCGTCGCACCATTATGCGCCAAATGATACAGAGTCGCATCAAAACCAACAACCCCGACCTTGTCGTGATTGAAGACGTAGCGCTGCAAGCATCAGCTAAGACAGTAATTCAGCTTGCACAGTTGCAGGGGGCGATTATTGGAGCGTGTGAACTATTCAATATTCCATATGAAATCATAAAACCGACTGAATGGCGCAAAATGCTCGATTTCAAACAGGGACGACAAGTAAAACGCCCAGAACTAAAACAGCAGGCTATTGACTATGTAGCCGAACACTATGGTGAGAATGTCTCTTCTGATGAAGCGGACGCGATGTGTATTGCGACTGCCGCACTGATGAGACTTGAACGAAATAAAATTACACAGGAGGACTAATAATTATGAAAAATAATCTGAATCTAGAAGAACGCATCCAGTTTGTTAATGGTGTTGTAGGCTTGTCAAAGCACAATGGCAAGTACGATCCAGCACTGTATGATTACGCATTCCGTATCACCGCCGTCGTTTATTTCACTGATGTTGACACAACCGACATGGATCAGAACGCACTGAGCGAACTGGCGTTTTCTGATGAGACTACAAAGATGATGAACGAAGCGCCTCGCAAGTATATTCTTGGCACGTTGAACAAGGCTTGCCGTGAGAAGATTGAGATCGAGCGTCAGCAATATATGGCACTGTTCGAGGCAACTGCAAAAAATCAGCCGTTTGAGGAGTTGATGAAGTTGGCAGCCGATGTGCTAAATGGTATTGGCGAGCAGTTTAATATGAAGGAAATGATCAAAACTATTTCTGAAGAGAACATGAAGAAGCCTGTGACTGATAACAGCTATAGTGTTAAAACTCCAGAAGGCTTACTTGATGGAGCTCACCCCATAGTGCTTACCGAAGACATGGTGCTCGCAGAAGGCAAGGAGTAAAACTATGGCAAAGAAATCATTCATGAAAGTCAACGGGCTCTCCGACGAAATAGTGCATCGTGCAAAAAAAGCACTAAATAATGAAGTAAAAGATTATGTTGTTGATAGATTAAAAAAGAGCATTCAAAAAGAAGTCTACAACACGTACTCTCCTGTTGAATACGAACGTCGTGAAAGTGATAACGGCTTAATGGATGATAGTGATGTAGATGGTCATAGCCCTATTCGTGCAAATGTACACAGTCGAACTTTGACAGTGTACGAAGAAGCAAAAGTAGACCCACCAAAATTAAAACACAAAGACTATCATGCTCCTGATGGTTTGGCAAGATTGATTGAAGATGGTGCACATAATCCATGGAATGGAAGAAGATATAGATGGACAAAACCACGTCCGTTTGTATCTGATACTCAAAATTATATAAATGAGCATCCAGATCAAATTAAAAAAATGATTCAAAACCGAATCGAACACGACGATAACAAAAAATAATTTAAAAAGATGAGCAGACTTGTTAAAGCCTGCTTTTTTTAGATTCGGCTCAAAAGGAGGAATTTGATATGTCGAAAGAACCAGAACTGAGCATTAAAGTTAGCGTAGATCCGGTAATTGATGGAGAACATTTAGGAATAGATATTCAAAATCAAATTGATAAACTAAACAATTTA